CGTCAAAATGTAGTATATACAGAATGCTCGAGCGAAGCCGATCTTCTAGAAAAGTTTTTAGAGTTTTGGGAGAATGGGTATTACCCGGACATTCTATCAGGGTGGAATACGGACTTTTTCGATTTTCCGTATTTAATTAACCGTATTACTAACTTACTCGGGGAAGATGCCGCAAAGCGGTTATCCCCGCTTAAGAGTCTGTGGTGCCGGAAAGGTATTTTTGTAAAGGGTCAAGAACTAGACCGCTGGTATATTCATGGCCTTGCAGCTATGGACTATCTTGAAGTCTACAAAGGTTTCGCTCGCGGGTTGCTTGAGTCATATGCTCTCAACTTTGTTGCGCAGCACGAGCTAGGAGAAGGTAAGTTGGCTATTAACGCAACTAATCTAGCTACTCTTTCAGAGTCTGATTGGAATAATTTTGTAGATTATAACATTCAAGACGTTGACCTACTTGTGCGTATGGAGAACAAGCTTCAATTCTTTAAGATTATACGTATGTTAGCGTATAAGGGATTAACTAATTTCGAAAGCGCGCTTGGTAAAGTCTCTATTGTAACTGGCTGCGTCTCCCTAGAAGCCCGTAAACATGGTATGGTTATACCTACGTTTGTAGAAGGGCCCACAAGAGAAGCTATTGAAGGAGGTTATGTAAGAGATCCTGAACGAGGTCTTAAGACTGCTGTAGTTAGCTACGATGCTAACTCACTATATCCTAATACTATCATTACTCTTAATATCTCCCCCGAAACTAAGGTAGGTAAAATTGTTAGTAGAGATAATGAAAATACCAACATACTTTTAACGAGTGGTAAAGAGTATAAATTACCTAATGCTAAGTTTGAACAATTTGTAGCTTTGGAAAAACTGGCTATTTCTAAGGCTAATGTGTTATACACTCAAAAGAAGAAAGGAGTTGTGCCTTCTCTTATTGACGGGCTATATGCAGAACGAGTTGCTAACAAAAATCAGTACGTAGAGTATAAGAAAAAACTCAGTAAGTTAATTCCAGATACTGATGATTATAGAGCGTGTAAGACTTTTATGGAAAGAGCGGATACTATTCAATACGTTATCAAAATTTTGCTTAATTCTATTTATGGTGTTTTTGCTAATAAATTTTCTCCTATTTGCGATAGTGATCATGCTGGGAGTATTACTCTCACGGGGCAATCTGTGGTTAAACAAGCAAGTGTTATCCTGGATGAATATGCTAAAACAAGACATAGTATTGGGACTTCTCTTACTATTTACGGGGATACTGACAGTACTCACATTACTATACAGCCTATACTCGATAAGTTAAAATTAAAAATATTTCAGAATAATAAAGTTACGCCTGAAGGGTTAGATCTTATTGATAAAGATATGGGGACATATCTTAATGATGAGATTAAAAAGTGGTCTGCTTCAGAGTTCAAATCAGTCGATCCTCGTTATTTCTTTAAACGAGAATCAATTTGTGATGTAGGGGTGTACCTAGAAAAGAAGCGCTATATTATTCACGTACTCAATGATGAAGGGGCAGACGTAAATAAGTTTAAATACGTAGGTGTCGAGATTGCTCGTTCTACCACACCTAAAAAAGCTAAAGAACTTATTAAGAAAGTAATTGAAACGTCCCTAGTAATGCAGGACCAGATTAATGCTAATAACCTTTACAAGCAAACCTACGAAAGCTTTAAGAAATTACAAATTGATGATATAGCTATTAGAGGGGGGTTAAGTGATTTAGAAAAGTATGAGAGTAAATGTGAGTACCCTTTTAAAATTGCTAAAGGCACTCCTAATCACGTAAAAGGTGCAATTTACTTTAATCACCTACTTAGAAAGATGGGTTTAGATACAAAATACGAAAAAATTACTTCAGGGGGTAAGGTTAAAAAGATTTACGTTGCTCCTAATCGTTACCAAATCGATACGCTTTGCTATACCGCAACCTACCCAGTAGAATTTACTGAGTTTCAGGTAGATTATATTGAAATGTTTGATACACTTATTAAACCGCCTATCTTAGCAGTTTATGAGGCTATTGGTTGGCGACTGCCCGATGTTGTTAATGAATCTGAAACCGATCTTTTTTCTTTATTCTCATGATTAAAATCTCACACGAATCCCCTCTTAGTATGCTTGAGATCTCTCGGACATACAACGATTATGACTATGCTCTGGTACATCTTTTCGAGACTAACCCTGAGTATTTTTCTTTTTTTAAAGAAAGTTTAAAGTTAAACCGAACTGTTCTTCTAGATAATTCTATTTTTGAACTCGGTGTTGCTTTCGAAACAAAAAAATATATTAATTGGATTAATAATTTGGAGCCTACAGAGTATATTATACCCGACGTACTTGAAAATTGCGATAAAACCATTCAAGAAGCAAAATACTGGATGGGTGGTGCAATTTTTTCTTGTTATAGTGATTCTGTACCGATCGGAGTTATACAAGGTAAGACCTATGCAGAATTTGTTAAATGCTACACTGCTTTAGATTATTTAGGGGTAGAGAAACTAGCTATTTCCTTTGATTATAGTTACTATTTAACGGTTTTTCCGCATCCTAATAAATGGGTAAGTTATGCCATGGGAAGAGTGATGACTCTAAAAAGACTTTTGGACGATGGTGTCATTAATACCAAGAAGCCACACCACCTACTTGGCTGCGCACATCCTCGCGAATATAGTTTTTATAACGATCCCTCTTTTAATTGGATCAAGACTTTAGATACTTCATCTCCTATTGTACACGGTATTAAGAAAGTAGGTTATGGAGATCTTTTTGCAAACTGGACAAAAGAAAAAACTAAACTCGTCGACCTACTAGATTGTGTTCCCGATGAAGAGCAAGAACAATGGATAGCAGAAAATATAAGAGACTTTAGAAAGTTTGTCCATAATGGATAAGACGATTGAAACTTTAACTGAAATTGTACGAATTAATTATCCACATTTATTAGACGGAGATACAAAAATAATCGACTATTGCTTTTGGAACGCAACAAGCAATAAAGAATTACCCGTCAAAAAACTAGAAAATGTTAAATCCTATAAACTTACCCATGACAATTTTGATTTAGTGCTTGTAATTTTTTTCAGTGATAATACAATAGGTTTTAGATTAAAAATATGAAAAAAGACTTTTACTGGAAAGCGCTTTTTTCTCAAAGCGGGTCTGAGATACTAGAGGTTTCAACTCGAGTTGGGCGCTTCCCGAATGCAATTATTACTAACAAGCCTTTAGAAGATATGGATCGTATTAATCCTAGACTTCTAGAGTTAGCTTTTGATCGGTTTATTTTTATTTCTCAAAAGCCATCGATAGAGGAATACAAAGAATCTATTAGACGGGCTGATATGGTAACATTACACGGTTTTTTACGTATTTTACCTTCTCAAATTTGTGGCCGTTATAGGATTTTTAATGGTCACCCAGGCCTTATTACTAAGTTTCCTGCGCTTAAAGGTAAAGATCCTCAGAAAAAAGTTTGGGATAACTATGCAAATACACCATACAAGCTTCATGGACATGTTATACATGAAGTTATACCTGAAGTAGATGCTGGTAAGGTTGTTTCTGAAAAACAGTTTTATAGCGAAAACATCTATACCGATTTTAATAATATCGATTCTTATATTGCTAAGCTGCACAGTCTGGCAATTGAAAATTGGGTTGAGTTTATTAAAAAACGTATTATACTAAATAATTCTTATGCGAAATAATTACAAAGCATGTATTTGTGGTGCGCATTCTCAAGGTAAAACTACATTAGTTAATGCTCTTAAAAAAGAAACTTTTTTAACGAGTGAATGTCATTTTTCCTTTCGTACCAATCTTACAAGGGGTTTGAAAGACTTAAACATACCTATTAATGAGAACGGCACGTCTTTGACACAATACTTAGTCATGGCAAGGCATTTAGAATATGCTACTGCTCCAGGTAATTGGATTTTAGATCGCGGAGCTTTAGATGGCATTGCTTATACGGGGTATTTTTACGAAAAAGAACAAGTAAAAAAGGAAGTATATGAAGCTGCTGTAGAAATATATAGAGATGTAATTAAGTTGTATGACAAGATTTTTTATATTGTACCTGAGTTAAATCTAGAAGATGATGGGGTACGTAGTACAAATAAAGAGTTTTTTGAAAGCGTGGTTAAGCAGTTTGAGTTCTACGTTAAGCATAACTCTATGCCTTCTGACAAATTTAAATTCGTTATGGGCTCTAAACAAGAGCGAGTAGAAACTGTAATTAATGAAATTAAAAAAGACTTTCAATGAATACTAATAATATCGATAAAGTACTCGGTCAAAGAGTAGATTCTCCTACTACCTATACGCCCGATATTCTCGTACGAGAAGAGCGTCAACGTAACCGTACATATCTTAATATCCAGAATCAAAACCTGCCATTCGTGGGTTATGATATATGGAATGGTTATGAGTGTAGTGCAATGACTGAAAACGGATTGCCTGTCGCGTGCGTAGCTAAAGTTGTTTATACTGCAACTAATCCTTATATCGTCGAATCTAAGTCAATGAAGCTATATTGGAACGGTTTTAACATGCAGCCTATGGGTAAAACTGTAAAGGAAGTTCTTAAAAATATTAAGACTACTGCAGAAAAAGATCTTAGCGCTCTTCTAGAGACTGACGTAAAAGTCCAGTTGTTCTCTCAAGTACTCAACGATAATATTACTGAAGATTACGTATCATCTAGAGCTCGCTGGGAAATTAAATATACCAACGACTGTTGGGGTACTCTTGAAACTCTGCCCGGCGCGGATAAAATTAAGTTTGAGGTTTTTAACGAAGATTCTAACTTACTTGAAGTTTACTCTGAGGAAAAAGAAGGGTTCGATTATTTTAGAAGCTCCTTACTTCGCTCTAATTGCAAGATTACTAAGCAGCCTGACTCAGGAGACATTTATATCTATTATAAGGGTAATTACAAGATAACCCCTTACTCTCTTCTTAAGTGGATCGTTTCATTTCGGAATGAATGTCACTTTCACGAAGAAATTTGTGAAGCAGCGTATAAGCGTCTCTGGGATGTATTGCACCCTAAGGAACTTCTTGTAACTTGTTTCTATGCCCGGCGTGGTGGTTGGGATATTGTACCGACTCGTGCTAATAAAAAGAGTCTGCTTGATAAAGACCTTATTAACCCCAAGTCTCCTTATTTTAAGTTCCCTCGTCAATAACTTGATATTAACTAAAAACACTATAATATAACTATATGGACAATAAAATCATTGTATTTCTTGATAATATTCAGCGTACTATCGTAGCCACGCTTGTATCTGATAATGGTACTAGTATTACCGTTACTAAGCCTGCTATTCTTAATGTGAGCCCTACCCCTGAAAAGAAGCTCCAGGTGCAGCTGTATCCAGTTATCTTTAGAGAGTTTCTGAAGGATAGAGATGTTTTTCCTACCTGGACTTACAGCAAGACTGCGGTTACTACAACCGACAGCCTAGATCTCGAGCCTAACTTGATTCTTCAGTATAATGAGATGTTTAAGGTAGTTAAGAACGAGCCTGCTCCTACTATCAAGCTGTTCGACGCAGACGAGAACAACTAATATGGCTCGTAAAAGCAATAACGAAGAAACCAAGGTCTCCAGCCTCAAGGACATCTTTGAGGCTGTAGATGCTTTAAATGCTGATGCATCTTTACTTTCAGAAGAAAATTCTCTATCTATTGTTAATGATTGGATAGACACCGGTTCATATGCTCTCAATGCTATATTTTCTGGCTCACTCTACGGCGGAGTACCTGTCGGTCGTATTACTGGGTTTTCTGGCCCTTCTGGGGCTGGAAAGACACTTATCATTAACAAAATCATCGCTAATGCTCAAAAGAAGGGCTATTTTGCGGCTATATGGGATACCGAAGCAGCTGTCGATCGTCAATCTGCTGAAGGTGTTGGTATTGACGCTAAAAGAGTCAAGTATTATCCTGTTGAAACCGTAGAAGATTGTCGCAACCAAATTGCGACTTTTCTAGATAAAATCATTGCTGCAAAAGATCCTAATCTCAAAGTTATTATTGCTATTGATAGTCTAGGTAATCTTGCCAGCGCTAAAGAGCTACGAGATGTAACTGAAGGTAAGGACGCAGCAGATATGGGCACAAAGGCAAAAGCGATGAAATCTATGATGCGCGCTCTTACCTTTAAAGCAGCTAAGGCACGCGTGCCTATTCTGTTTACTAATCATATCTACGATAATCCTACATCTATGTACCCTGAACTAGTTAAAAAACAGTCTGGTGGTTCAGGTCCAGTCTATCTTGCATCTCTTCTTGTACAGTTAGCCACACGTAATGAAAAGATTGATAAGAACGAAGATCAGGAAGCTATCGGAGTTGCACATAATGTTAGTGGTGTAACGCTATCAGCAATGACAGTAAAGAACCGATTCGTGCCTCCCTTTCTCAAGGCTGAACTTTATAACAATTTCCGTACCGGCCTATCCCGTTATGCAGGATTGGCTGATATGGCGATTGCTATGGGAGTCGTGACCGGAGATAAAACCTATACTCTAGGTACTGATAAGATCGGTTATAGAAAAAACTGGGAAAACGACACAGAGTTTTGGGACAAAAAAGCGCTACCTCTCCTTGAAAAAGCTTTCAAGGAGAAAGTTTGCTACGGTAACGCTGCTATTGACAGTACGGACGAAACGTTAGAAGCGGAACCAGAAGAAACAAATACCTAAAATAAAAGCTAAGGGCAACCTTAGCTTTTTTAGTTTATACACTATAATAATGCTATGAAGAAAGAAACCCTTCGAGTTAATACTGATTTCTTTGAGAACATCGTGGCATGTCAGTGTTTAACTAATTCGTACTATGCATCTTTAGTTTTTGACCATCTTAACCCAGAAAATTTTAAAAACGCGGGTAACAAACTAGTAATTACTATTATTAAAGATTTTTTCGGTAAACGTAGAACTTTACCTACTCTTACCGAAATTAAGACTTATCTATCAAAGCAGGAAGACCTTAAACTTTTTAAAGAAACGGTAACTACCTATAAGCAATACGACACTAATGTCAATATTGACGAGCTTATTGCTAATACTGAAATTTTCTTTAAAGAAAGAGCGGTTTATAATACAGTACTTAAAATAGTAGATGATGTTACTAATGAACGTTCAGACTATGGTAAATTCTTAAGCTGGTTTGAACGAGCCTGTAATATTACTCTAGTAAATGATATTGGGCTAGATTTTTACGGAGATTACGAAAGAGTAATCAGAGAGCTGAGTGTACAAAACGAAGTAATACCAACAGGCTGGAACTTTATAGACAGTAAAATCGGAGGAGGGCTAATGAAGAACGGACGCGCTCTTTATTTATTTCTTGGTCCTACCAACGTAGGTAAGAGTATATTTTTAGGTAATGTAGCTAGTAATATGGCTCAAAGAGGTCTTACTACCGTGCTTATTTCCCTTGAAATGCCTGAAATGATGTATGCAAAAAGAATTAGTAGCCACCTTTCAAAAATACCAATTAATAATATACAAGAGCAGACTTCTTCACTAGAAACCTTCTTTAAAGAGAACGTAGAGACTCATAAACGTAAGCTTATTATTAAAGAGTTTCCGCCTAAAAGCGTTACAGTCGGAGGTATTAAAGCATATATAGAGTCTCTTGTAAAAGCAGGTATAAAGCCTGAGGTGTTAGTAATTGATTATTTGGGTCTTATCAAATCCAATGACGGAGATAATTCATACTCGCAAGGTAAAGCTGCAGCAGAAGAGCTTAGAGCATTGTCATATTATTTTAATATGCCAGTAGTAAGCGCTATACAGACTAACAGAGAAGGTATGGAGAATCCAAGCCTAGATACAGTGTCAGAGTCTTTAGGTGTAGCATTTACTGCAGATGTGGTGTGGTCTATTCATCAAGAAGAAGGAGATCAAGAACTGGGCATAATTAAAGTCGGAGGTATTAAGAACCGTTTAGGACCTAAACATGGGGCCACAGCAATGCGTATTGATTATACTACTCTTTCGCTTTCTGAAGAAAAAGATTATATAGGATTAACCAAGAACGGGGAAGATTCTAATGAAATATCTAATTTAGAAGCAAAACTGGAAAAACTTTCGTAACTAGCTAAATAGACAAGTGGATCCAAAGAAGATATTTGTTTTTACAGACTCCGACTTAGACGGAGCGGCCAGTCTTTTAACCTTACACTGGGCTCTAAAAGCCAACCCTGGCGATATAAAATTCCATACAGTTACAGTTTCAAATTTTAGAAAAGAATTTTTACTTTGGGCAGCAGAGAACAGTATAGAGAACTACGATGCGGTATATTTTTTGGATCTAGATACAAGTACAAGTTTTGACTTAATTGATAGCAAAAAGTCTATTATTATAGATCACCACGAAACACACGATACAAGCAAATATAAAAATGCTACAACTAATGTTGTGGTTACGTCCTCTTGTGCGAAGTTACTCTATTTACATTTTAAAGACAAACTAACGTCTTTAAATAACGAGCAAAAATATTTAATAGCGTTAGCTAATGACTATGACAGTTATGCCTTTAAACTGCCTGAGTCATATAATCTTAACTGTGCCTTTTCAAACTCTCAAAAAACACTAGGTAAGAACAAGACCTACAAATTTTTAGAACGTTTTTATAATGGTTTTACCGGGTTTACCTCATTAGAAAACAATATTATAAAAGAATATGTAACCGGTAGAGATGCAGCTATATCTACTTTACAAATCTATTCAGGCAATGTACCTATAAGCAAGCAAAACTTACAGATTACCGGGACAATGGGTACCAAATATATAAACGATATTTGCGACCATCTTCTTAAAACTTATAATTCAGATATCGTATTTTTTGTTAACACAAATAGTTCTCACGTTTCTTTTAGAAAAAAGAAAACTTGTAATGTAAATTTAGCTAAACTAGCTGAGTTTTTATGTGGTGGTGGCGGCCACGAATACGCAGCTGGTGGAAAGATCACGGAAAAATTTATGAATTTTTCTAAACAATTGTCCCTAATTACAGCTTAACATGTCTGGAGTAATTGGAGCATTAGAACAAGCTGTTGTAGATAATCCTTTAGATAGTC